CATTGTTAATGGCTTCAGGTCCCGGTATTGAAATATCCGGTACATTGAAACCACCGGTGAATGGAGATGTGACTAGGTTTATGGCATACTTGGCAGTATCTGTTACTAGGTCTATACCAGAATCAATTACGTTCTTGAACGGTTTGAATATTTTTTTAAAAAATCCCATATTAGATCGGTCCCCACTTTATGCCATTGAGACTTATGCTGGCATATTCCATGCTGGTATCATCGGGATACTTGGCCTGATGACTGCTCTGGCTCGAAAAACCATAAATGCTTTTCTTTTCAAATGCGGCAAATGGACCTCCACAAATCAGAGACAGGGTCGCGGTTTCCTTGCCCAACCTGTAACTGAATGTGTTGATGAAACCGTCATACGCGGTATAAACCCTTTCGCTTTCTCCGATACTGTCTACATGGGTATCCAGGTCATCGCCCTCACCAATTATGACGGCTTTTCTCAGTTGGACCACCGCTCCGACAAACTTGCTGTTCAATATATCAGAAGTGAGAGTTGGATCGATACCAGTAAATGTCAATTCAAATTGATCATTTGATGCCTTGCTAGATTCTTGCAATCCCGAATGACCTATGTAACCATAATTGGCCTTGTAGGTCACAGAATCAAAGATCAGATCATAATCATTGTTCGTGTAAAAAAGGTCATTGGATATCCTTGCGGGTGAGGTCGCACTGAATAACCTACCTCCGTCAGAGGCATTGATTTTGACCAGGTCAACGACCTTGGTTGACCTCTGTGAAAGGTTAGTTCTTAGTGTTTCCTGTAATCCTCGGGTCATTATAAACTTTCTCTAACATCAATCTCGTAACTGTAGACATTGTCTACGTCTGTTTTGAATTCCTGCACATCATTCTGTAATCTCACTTGCATTGTTACATCCTCTGTGAGAGTTGATTCAGACACTGTCAAAGCGGATATTAGCGCCGGAAAAATGTTTATTGTGGTCTGCACTGTGTCAGATAGGCTTTTGTCACCGGTCAACACATAAACTTTGTCATGGTTGTCAAACTTGATCAGGTCACCGGCTTTGAGTGTGCCAGACCCACTGGGAGTCACAGTTACCGTTGTGGCGCCCACAGCCGCACTTCCTGTGACTGGCAGATTTGTTCCAGATGCATTTGAGAAAGTACCTTTGGTTGTGTGAATCTGTGGAGGTTTTATAGAAAAAGTATCAAATGAGCCTTTCTGTTGTAACAGGAATGCCCACACTGTGTCGAAATCTGATCTAGTCAAAGGTACACTGGACAATGTAAAACTCCAGTAATGACCTCCTAGGTCTTTAGAATAGATTTTGTTGGTCAAAGTTTCTGTGGTAACAATATTGTTGTTACTCTGCCACCCCATTGATGTAAAATTCGTTGTTGGAAAAGTTCCGGCCATTATGCAAATCTCCTACCTTGTCTTTGAAAAGCATCGCTTATCATGTTAGTTATTAATCCCCTTCTCTGCACCAATAATTGGTCAAAACCTGCGGCATCATTGGCCGAAATATTAAAGTTTACAATCACTTCACCACCCACAGCGGCACCCATTGCCTCGTTGGGCACCACGGTGCCTGTTGATCTAGGCACGAACAATTCAGGTCCACGCTCACCAACAATGTAACTCCTTCCGGCCTGTGCGGTACCACCATCTGCCAAGAAACCTGAGATGAATCCGCCCACTGGTCCACCCAATGCCTTCAGCGCGGCCTTTATGGCAAATGTGATCGCCGCCTGTGCCGCTATCCTTACGAGATCTGCTATCACTGATCTAGCGAACTCCTTGAAATTTAATTTTCCTGTCATCACGAAGTTTGTGACTAGATCAGCCATTCCGTTGAATGCGTTCTCACCCGCCTTCCTGAATGAATCCAATGCGTCGAAGGCACCACCAGCACCCGTGAATCCGTCTATGAACGCTTCCAGTGGTGTTTGGTTGGCCTTGACCGCTTCTGTGATTTTTTTCTGTGCCTCCGCCATCTGTTCCGCGGTCTGTTCAGCCTCTTGTTGTTTCCTTATTAATGTGTCATTTACTGAGACCGCTTCTTTGGTCTCTTTGTTCTGTTTCTTGATCTCCTTGGTCACTGCCACATAACCTTGATGCATTGCCCTTAGGTTCTGAACACGTTTATCACTAAGATCAACCTCCTGTTTGCCCAGTCCGATTGATTCTTTGATCACATTTACAAATTTCCTTCCTGCGTCAACCACAGTGATGAATGCCTTGGCCACCTTACCTAGGGCAGATAACAATGCTCCTAATGCCGTTGCCACGAATTCTCCAATGGCTCCAATGGCCTCTTGATTTGTTTCTAGGAAACTTGTTAGACCCGCCGTGGCTTCTTTAAGAGTTGGAGATAATGCTGTTCCAAACTCATTGGCAACATTTTTCAGTGCTATTCCGAAGTTTGAGAACTGTGTGGATAAGTTGTCAGTGACTTTTGCCGTGGCACCACCAAAGTCCTGTCTGATACCTTTCGATAATGCATTCAATATCCTCTGTGATCCCTCTGATGTCTTACCTACATTGGATATTTCTAATCTTGTTAGACCCAGTTGTTCTTCTAGTATACGGAAAACAGGTACACCCCTGTCAGCCAATCTATTAAGTTCTTCAAGACCAAGACCACCCGATGTTGTCCTAGCGAATAGGTCTGTGATGGCTTCCAATGAACCCAATTGGTCTGTTGTTATCGCCGCCGTGTCTGTGAATAGTGTTAAAAGATCCGCGGTTGGTTCGATACCACTGGCTTTCAACTTTATGAATGTGGTTGTGAGGTCCTCTACACCAAACTGTGTCTGTGTTGCGAATTTACTTACGAAATCAAACGCTTCAGCACCCGCTTGGGCCGATCCTGTTACTGAGGCAAGTGAGTCATTTAGGTCCTCGAACCTGGCAGTGGTTGAGATGATGCTACCAACTACCTTGGTGGCTCCTATGGCCGCCAAACCAGCCGCCGCACCTTTCAACAATGTGCCCAGTTTTAGACTTGAACCCTGTAATTGGTTGATCTGTGAATTAAGCCTTCCAAGGGCCTGTTGGTTCTTGACCTGTATGTCAAGTAACAGTTTCTCAGTCTTGGCCATTATCTTCTCCTCCTTGGTGCCCTAGGCATGGGTTTAGCATTCATGGTCTTCTTACTCTCCTTGTGTTCATACAAAAAGTAACCGGCCCAGAGATCCCTCTCCAGTGTTGTCATTTGTAAGATTTCCTCGACTGACTTCTTCAATCGATCTGCCAGTATCATTACAAACCTCAACTCAACACTGGAATCTATTCCTTTGCGGCGGATTCCTGTGTCGCGATCACCTTCGCATTGTTGATTGCGGAAGCCACCTTTATAACTGTCTGTGGGTCTGCCTCGTTCATCAACTTGATCCTGTCAGCATCGTGGAAAAGCCTCTTGCCATCCTTGTCCCTGGCCTTTGTCACTATGCTTTCAACGAGTGCCTCAACGGTCTTGCCCTGTTGCTGTAGTTCAAGTATCTTGGCCTCGTCTTTTAGAGGATATGTTGTTCTGAAATATATGTCAGCGTCCCATTCCTCACATCTAATCATTTTTAATTCACCACCAATGCTAGACTGGTAGTGTTTTGCGATCTTGTCTGTTATGTTCATCTATATCTCCTGATAGGTTGTTTAATGTTTTCAATGGCTGGTCCAACCATACCATTGGGTGCCTGTTTGCTCCGTCCCCTCTCGAGTGCTCCGGCGTAGGGCTGTGGATTAGAAATCTTGTATTTCAATTTACTTCCACTCTTCTGCCAACTCTTCTTGAATAGGCCAGAGCGCACAGGCGATCTTTTCTTGACATCTTCGAACACAGCATTGGAAATGCCTTCTGTCGCGGCTTCCACCACTCCATTAACATTCTTCTTGAAACGTTCTGCGTTGAAGATTACTCTCATTATAGGTTCGTTACTGTCAACGCTCCTGTAATTTGTCCAGCAACTTCTGCCGTCACAGCACCATCGTTGGCCGCTGAGATCTCGAATGAAGTAACTATCATTTCGCCACTTAATTTCTGACCTGTTGTCTCACCTGATGGGTAAAGTTCAATTGTGGCCGCCGCTGATCCTGGTGCTGTTTGAAGTGCCGCTTGTGCTGAATCACCATCAACAAAGTATAAACTCATCGAAGCCGTCGCATTGGTTAAGCCTGGAACATATGTTCTGGCCGTGTTGCCCATTGCTGAAGTTTCAATTACGTCACCTGTGTTTGTCAATGTGAAAGATATGACCGATGCGATTGTAGTAGCGGAGCCACCAACATCGAACTTGGCCACACCTGAAGTACCTGCATATGCAGTTGTATTATTTGCCATTAGTTGTCCTCCTCGTTAAAAGGTTTTATGACCTCCGCTTCTGCCTTGGTTATACGCATTGTCGCTTTTGGTCGTTTGGTTTTAATTTTGGTATTTTTTACAGTGCCTGTTTCGCTCACAGCCACATCGGGTTTTTTGAAAAATACCCAACCCGATTTCAATCTCGACTGGACTTCGTTGTCCGGCACGAGACTGGAATTCCCTTGCTTGTCATACATTTCTCTCATTATGCATTTCCTCTCTTGTACATGTATTCCACCTCGACGGTTATTATGACCTGTCCGATGGGTGGATTACGTTCTATGACCTCCACGTTGGTCACCCGTGTCTCCACGTAGTGCGTGGCGTCCTTGTCAACAGTTAGATTACGTCCACGAGATCCCTCAAGTGTCTGTTCTATCTGTTCTATCAATTCATTTCGTTTTGTGTCAAGTTCGTTACCTCTCACGAAACATCTCAATTCTATCTGTAATACACCTTGTCTTTCTGACAGAGTGACATCTGTCCTCTCCTCATTGCCGGTAACGATCAGGATCGCTGGATACTGTGTTATGGCTAATTTTTCAAACTCGAAGAATTCTCTGGTCACTGTGCCGGGTGCTGGATCCGACATGTTGATCAGTTGTTCTCGGATGTCTTCTGCTATCTGTTCTCTGGCGCTCATCTCTACCTAACGAGACGATTGAAGTGCTGTGCCTGTTTCTCTGAATCTTCTATTGTTCCAGAAGAATCATAATCATACTCCACACCGTCTTGTAA